ATCCGCATTTGATGTAGTGGTTGTGGGCAGCGCCAATCTTGATCTGGTTGCAACACTCGCTGGTCAAGCTTGGACTAGAATGACCTGGTTCCACCCACTTGGTCAGAAGATGCAAAAGGTCAGCAACAAGATTCATCAGCTCACGATGCGTGGTGGTGCTAACTTCGCAGTGTGTTCACCAACCGTAGCAACAGTTCTTGAAACCATTCCTGGCTTCATGGCAGCAACAGATGGTGATAAGATGGAATTTGCAGGTGGTGTAACTAAGGTTGGTTCATTCCAAAATCGTTACACAATCTATAAGAACCCATACATGACAGAAAATGTGATGTTGTTGGGCTTCCGTGGAAGTAACTTCCTCGAAACTGGTGCAGTATACGCTCCATATATCCCACTCATCATGACTCCGTTGGTCTATGATCCGAACAACTTCACACCACGTAGAGGTGTAATGACCCGCTACGCCAAGAAGATTGTCCGTCCAGAATTCTTCGGAAAAATCTTTATCGATGGATTACAAACTGTCTAATCGAACAGTGGCATAGTTGGAAAATTGTAGGAAAGTAGGAAAATAACGGAGGGTGGCTGAAAAGTCACCCTCTTTTATTATTTATAGTATATCTAATACTATTTATAGTTTAGAGTTCTTTTATTTATGAGATTACTATGGCCATATTGAGTGATGATCCAGTAATTTACGATGGTAGCCCCAGCAACCCCAGTGGAATTACTGCCTTTGGAATATTTGACGATGAGGCATCGTTTCAAAGTGATGCTCCACGCGCAGCAGAATATGTGTCTCGTCGGCTTGGGTATCCTGTTGTTGATGTTGAATTAGTAGATAAAATCTTATATACTTGTTTTGAAGAAGCGGTAATGACGTATGGTTCGCAAGTTAATCAGTTTCAAGCACGCGAACATATGTTAACATTACAAGGTATGTCTACGATAAATTCAATTACACAAAAAAATATTATTGGATCTCCACTACCACAAATAATAAAATTATCTTCCCAGTATGGTACAGAAGCACAATCTGGTGGAAATGTCTTAGTTAAAAAAGGATTTATTTCTGCTTCAGTTGGTACGCAATCATATGATTTAAAATCGTTGTGGGCAAACCCATATGAAAATGGAAAGGCAATAGAAATTCGTCGTATTTACCATTATATGCCATCCGCAGTTGCACGATATTATGATCCATTCGCAACAACAGGGTTAGGATTAACTAATCTCATGAGTGAATTTGGATTCGATGGATATTCTCCACCGGTTACCTTCGTGATGATGCCAGCCTACGAAGATCTTCTTCGTATTCAAGCAATTGAAATAAATGATGTAATTCGTAAAAGTCAATATAATTTTGAAGTATCTAATAATGTTGTACGGTTTTCTCCAATATTCAAACAAAATGCAACTGTCTGGTTTGATTATATGGTGGTGGACGATAAGCAATCGTCGGGTAGTGCATACAATTCATCTAGTAACATTGTATCTGATTATTCTAATATTCCATACAATCATATTCCATATACTACTATTAATTCTATTGGTAAAGTATGGATATTCAAATATACATTAGCATTAGCAAAAGAAACATTGGGAGATATTCGTAGTAAATATGAAAACATTCCCATCCCAGATGCAATTATTAAATTGGACGGTGATATACTTCGTCGTGAAGGTAAAGAAGAAAAAGAAATTCTCGTAAAAGAAATTCGAGAAACATTAGAACAAACTGGTTTACAAGCGCAAATGAAAAAACAAGCAGAAAATGCCGAAATGATGCAAAAAATATATCAAAAAACACCATTTTTAATTTATATCGGATAATATATGCCACGCTTTGTAACAGATCGTGATTTTAATTTATTTCAACATTTTAATCGGGAAATTATGAATAACATCGTGGATGTGGATGTTATTTTATATAAGATTTCCATGGATACCACCACCGTAAATTTATATGGTGAAGCAACAGAAAAAGCACGATACACAGGAGTTGAATTAAAATCATTGGTCAAGTACAAGAAAAATATCGCAGATACTACATCTGGTTTTGGTGTAGATATTGAACAAGCTGTTGAATTTAGATTTGCTCGTAAATTATTAGAAGAAGTACAAGTATATCCTGAAATTGGTGATATTATTAAGTACGACGACAGTTATTATGAAATTGATAACATGAATGATACACAATATGTTGCCGGACAACCGCACAATTCGTTATCTATCTTATGCGATGCACATTTAACTCGCATCAGTGGTCTAAACATTGAGGAACCAGGTGCAAATGGCTGATTACAGTAAGCAAACGGCAAACAAACTCCCTGAGTATAATTCCGGAGTAGATATACCAGATACCGAACAAAATCGTGGACTTGATATAAAATCTGATGGGGACAATTCAGCTCCTATTACCATCACATTAATGAATATTGATGAAACACTTATACAATATTTAAATCAACGAATTCGTCCTTTGGTAACACAAGACAATCGACAAGTTAAAGTACCTATTATTTATGGAAATCCAGAACGATGGAAAAGCGTTCAAACGGATGGTGTACTTCGTGATTATAAAGGTAAAATTCAATTACCGTTAATTATGCTTCGTCGGTCGGGTATGAAGAAAAGTACAGACAGAAATTCATCGGTAAATAAGTATTTGGAACGGACATTTGAAACGGGATGGAATAAATACAATCCGTATGACAGATTTGCTGCGGTAAACGGGATTAAACCCGTAAAAAAATACATTACTACGGTCACCCCCGATTATTTTGATCTTACTTACGAATGTGTGATTTGGACAGAATACATGGAACAAATGAATAAACTTATAGAACAAGTGTCATTTGAAGACGATGAATACTGGGGTGATCGTAATCGGTATAAATTCCGTACCAGAATAGACGAATATAAAATGGATAATAGTTTACCTGTGGAAAAAGACCGTTTAGTAAAAACCACATTTACATTGAATGTTTCGGCATATCTCTTACCAGAACGAATGGTCGATAAACACGGTAGATTGATGCAGACAACACAAGAAAGATTCTCCGTTAAAAAAGTAGTTACTTTTACCGAAACAGAAACCCGTTAAAAGCAATGTTTGACGAAAATAACCTATATTTATGATATAGATGATATTATAATCAATAATAACGAGGTTTTTTATGAACGAGACAATCAAACTAACCGAAGAAGAAATTTCGTCGGTTACAGAATTGCGAGAACAAGTAGTGACGGTTATTTCTAATGTTGGTCAATTAAAACTAACAATGGATCTTTTAAAAGAAGAAACGAAAGAACTAGAAAATAAATTGATTGAACAAACTAGTACATATAAAAGTTTGTTAGAAAAAGAAAAATCATTAATTAATGGGTTACTGGAAAAGTATGGCGTAGGTTCATTAGACATCGATACCGGTGTATTTACCCCTGAGAAATAAGTAATATTGGAGATTCCGTATGGCAGAACGCATTGTTAGTCCTGGCGTTTTCACGCAAGAACGTGACCTTAGTTTTTTAGAACAAGGCATTTCTGAAATCGGCGGGGCATTTATTGGACCCACACCAAAAGGTCCAGCATTCATTCCAACGATTGTTGAAAGTCAACAACAATTTGAAAACATTTTTGGTACCCCTGATAACAAATCGTTCCTTGGTCTTACGGTAAAGAATTACCTCCGTGAATCAGGACGAGCAACCGTAGTGCGTGTTCTTGGATTGGATGGATACGACTCAGCAGTAAATAAATCCGCCATTTTATTCGCAACTGGATCTAGTGGTTCGTTTGTATATGCGGTGATTCATCCAACAACATCTGGTAGTACATTAACAAGTATAACCGCAACAGGACCTGCAACAAATTTCTCATTGCAATTGGGTTCTGGGTCAATGTTAGTCAGTTCAAGTGGTTTAAGTACTACAACAACAGCAGCATCATTTGTAGGAAAATATCTTGGATTTGGTCCCGATGGAAATAGTAGAGGATATATCTACTCAGTTTTCCCTGAGGCCGTAACAGCAGCAGGTGCCGCGGTTAGTATGTCTGCCGCAACTAGCTCAGCAGCATTGAATCTCTCAGGTAGTATTTTTGGAATATATACCAATGCAAGTACACCGTATATTCAATCACAAACATTAGGTGGACAAAAGTTAAATCTTTTCAAGATTCATACATTGTCCGATGGCAACGCTGCTAATAATGATGTCAAAGTATCCATCCTCGGTCCAAAGAAAGGACAATTTGATGGAGATTGGGGCACATTTACATTGGTTGTACGAGATGCTGCCGACACCGATCAACGTGCGGTTGTACTTGAACAATACGATAATTTAACAATGGATCCAGACAGTCCAAATTACATTGCACGCCGCATTGGTAACAGTGCTCCGTATGATGACACTGTTACGGGTGAACGGTATTTCCAAGGTGAATTTAGAAATACTTCTATTTACATTCGTGTAGAAATGGCACCTGGTGCAAATGATGTTCCAACGGACGCAGTACCATTTGGATTTGCTCCGCTTAGTACACCGATTGGAACAGAAATTAGTAAGATAATTGCTCCGACATTCTTGTCATCATCGTGGATTTCTGGTAGTACCCGAGGATATAGTACACAAGCAATTCGTAATAGTTTTGAATTCTATGGATTTACCTATTCTGATTCATTAAATACTAACATGTCGTATCTAGCACCACTTCCAAGTGGATCAACTACATTGGGAGCAGCAACAGCATTTAGTTTAGAAAATCTACCATCAAATGAATTGTATGATGACAGTGGAAATGCAGTAACAACAAACTACTTAGATTACTCATCGGTAACTAAAGATTTGAAATTTACTGTACCGTTCCAAGGTGGATTTGATGGTGATAATCCTGCACGATTTATTAACATGTACGAAGCAATTACTGCGACAAATACACAAGGATTTAATTGTCAAACTGGTGTAAGTGATGGTTCTAAGGCATATAAGAAAGCATTGGATAATATCGCAAACCCAGATGTATATGATATTAACTTGTTAGTATTACCTGGTATCGTGTATGAATTACATTCGTATGTTGCAAATTACGCATTGAATATATGTGAATCTCGTGGTGATTGTTTCTACATTCTGGATTTGGCACAAGCAAGTTCAACCATCACAGCGGCGGTCGATCAAGCTGCATTACTTGATACAAGTTACGCGGCAGGATATTTCCCGTGGATTCGAGTACTTGATGACAATACTAATAAGTTAGTATTTGTACCACCTTCGGTATCATTACCAGAAGTATATGCATACAATGACAATGTAGCAGCAGAATGGTTTGCACCAGCAGGTTTAAATCGTGGTGGAATTCCAGGAGCAGCCGGTGTTAGAACTCGTTTGGCACAAGCACAACGAGATCAATTGTATGAAGGAAAAGTCAACCCAATTGCTCAGTTCCCAGGACAAGGTATCTGCGTGTGGGGTCAAAAGACATTACAACGTCGAGCATCGGCACTTGATCGAATCAATGTTCGTCGCTTATTAATCGCAGTGAAGAAATTTATCGCAAGTTCGGCACGGTTCCTTGTATTTGAACAAAATGTTGAAGCAACTCGTCGTCGTTTCTTGAATATCGCTAATCCGTATTTAGCAAATGTGCAAGAACGATCAGGTCTGTACGCATTCCGTGTTATTATGGATGAAACCAATAATACACCAGATGTAATTGATCGTAATATCTTAGTTGGTCAACTGTATCTTCAACCAACAAAAACTGCTGAATTCATTAAACTTGAATTCAACATTCTCCCAACAGGTGCAGTATTTCCTGGGGCGTAATAAATTGAGTTATATTTTTACTTTATCGACTATTTATAGTTAAATCAGTTAGGAGATACAAATGGCAAACAATATAGTAGCCGAAAACGAAATTTTCTTCACAGCGTTTGAACCAAAAGTCAAAAATAGATTTTTATTATTGATTGAAGGCATTCCCGCGTATCTCGTAAAGAAAGTTGCCCGACCTGTATTGAATCAAGAAGCAATTAAATTACCGCATATCAATACTGTTCGTTTCGTGAAAGGTGTTAGTGTATGGCAAACAATGGAAATGACGCTCTATGATCCAATTGTACCGTCAGGTGCACAGGCAGTTATGGAATGGGTCCGTCTTCACCACGAATCGGTCACGGGTCGTGATGGATACGCTGAATTCTACAAGAAAGATTTAACACTCCAACTTCTTGGACCCGTTGGTGATAAGGTTGAAGAATGGATTATAAAAGGTGCACAAATCACCAAAGTAGATTTTGGTGGATTAGAATGGAGTGATACGGGTGAAGTTGCAGAAATTACCCTAACCATCCAACCAGATTATTGCGTACTCAATTATTGATATACGAATAACTGTAGTTATAAACTCCCCTGTGGTAGAAATATCACAGGGGAGTTTTATATTTTCTATCATAAATGTGAGTTGAATACATTAATTCCATATTTATATAGAGGCAGCGTGGATACTTTTTATAGGTGTATAATATGGCAGAACTGACAGAATTCAATGTAGGTCAGGGTGAAACATTTCGTATCGCAGCAACCATTATCAGCGATAGTGGAAGTATCCCACTTAATATAACCGATTATGTGTTTAGTGGTCAAGTTAGAGAAAATTATACCACCGATGAAATTGCCGCTACATTTAATATTACAAAGCTTACCCCATTAAATTCTGGTTCAATTATTGTAGAGTTAACTCCTGATCAAACATT